GTCCGCCACTGGATATAACTCCAGCACCATCCTCGTCGGTGTTAGGTACAAAAGATGCACGCTCTGGTTCTTTTGACCCTTTCCTATTTATTTCGAAGCCGAAAAAATCCGCCATAATTTACCTCATATAATCTGCGGTGCCTTAACGACACCGCTTCATATATTATTTATACTACTTTTAAAAGTAACTTTTAAGTCGTAGTATCTGATTCCCAATATTGTACTTGAAGTTCAACTGTGAATTCTGAAAGTGTATTTTCAGAGTCATAGTTTACGTCGATTGCACTAACGTTAGTTGGGAAAGCCCCTCTAACATTATACGTTTTAGTAACAACACCTGCTTTGTTCAATTGCTCAATAATAACATCAGCTTCGTAATCCACAGGATTAGCTAAGCCAGTATTATTATTATGCTCATTAATACCATTCATCCATCTTTCGAATGCACCTCTAACTACAAAATCAACATCGTTGATAATTGTTAAAGATATTGGTTCAAAAGTTCTGTCACCTGCTAATTGCAATTGACGTCCTCTGAAAGGTACCATGATTGGAGCAATCACGCTAGAAGGTATTTGTGCACCTTTACACAAGAATGATGTTAATTCAACATCCGCTTGCGCATAACTTGGGAAGTTGACCGTGGCTTTGAACATGTTTGCTCGTGCGCCACCTCCAACTAATTTCGATTTAAAATCGTCTACACCTAGTATTGCCATTATATTCTCCTATTAACTACCGGCGATTTCTGAGAAATCGACGCCTGTTCTTGTTGCTATGAAATTTAGTGTAATGAAGTTAATAGATCTTGCTGGCTTGATATAAATATCTGCCACGAATCTGTTACCATCAATAACCGCTCCGGTATTATTAGTAGTATCACAAACGACTGAGAAGTCTGTAACGCCACGTCTACCTTTAACGTCTCTCAAGAACGGCTCTACCATATTACGGAAGTTAGCTCTTGTGAACTCGTCATTAAATTCAAATAATTGTGCCTTAGCAGCTGTTGAAATTGCTTTCTCTAGTGCTATGAACAATCTTCGAACGTTAATCCTATCGAATGCAGATGGTTTGCTAAGTAGAGTTTTATCTCCAAATAACATCATACCTTGTCCTGGGAAAGAAACCAATGGATTTACTCTTCCTTTGTACAATGTATCTCTGTCTGCTTTTTTAGGATTGTATGCTAATTTTGTAACGCCAAATAGCTGACCACGGTTAACACCTGCTGGTGAGAACCATGCATCTGCCACGTTATCGGCATTAGCACATAAACCTGCTACGTGTCCTGCTGCACCAATATATCTATATACGTCGTTATATTTGTCGTATACGTATAATGCTGAACTATCGCAAGAAGCGTAAGATGAGGAAGTTAAACCATTTGCAAACGCCATAACGTCTGTTGCTGGTGCTGCGCTTCCTACTGTGTCCTCTATCGGTGGAGATACAAAAGCCATACAATCTTTTCTTGCTGTTGCAATTGAGATTAGACTCTCTGCTATTGTTTCTGCTCCGTTAGCATCTGGACAACCAAACAATAAGTTAACATCAACTGTTTCAGCGTCTTCAAATAAGCCGTGGCCTATTACGATTTCGCCTGCAGTTGGTGAATTATCATCTGATCCACCAGCCAATGAAGATTCCATTGCTGATGTGTGTGTTGTAAAACTGTTTCCTGCTACACCTGAAATAAGTGAGCCTGCTTCAGCCAAGTTAGTGTTATGATCTGTCCACCAAATATATTGAAAGTTATTATTAATAACCTCTTTATAATAGTTGGATGTACCATCACTCTTCTTAGCATCAGAACCTTGGGAAACGAATGCGAAAGTTTCTAACACAGTACCTGCGGTACCTGTTAATAAACCATCTTCATCAATAACTGCTACGTGTAATTCGTCGTTTGCGCCCGTCTTACCAATTGAAACTGCATAGTCAGATGTTCCTGGTGCTGAGTCAAAAGACCCTGCATATGTCCAGCTTGAAAAGCTAGAAATACCTTGCGATATTACTGAAACTTTTAAACTGTTACCTAGAACTCCTGGGTACTTAGCAACCCAATCTCCCTTTGAAAGGGATCCGTTAGCATAGTTATTATCATAATCTTCTTTATTCTTAATCAGTTGTCCGGAACCATCACCAGTAGCATTGTCATGCCCTGATAATACCCTAACAACCTTCAGCGCGTTGCCATACTTTAAGAATGCCGCGGCTGTAAGAAAATATTTAGCCGTACTGTCATCTGGTGTGCCGAATTTGTCAGCTAGTTCTTGTTCAGAACCTACTGTGCAAACCTCTGCAACCGGACCCCAGTTAAATGACCCTGCGAATCCACCAATGCTGGTTGATACCGCTGGAATCACGCTAGTTGCGTCGATCTCTTTGACCTGAACGCCTGGTGATACTTGAAATGCCATCGCTTTATCCTCTGTTTGAGTTAGTTAATATGTTATTCATA